GTCTAACAGAGCTTTATTAGTTCTTCCCCATGCTTTGTAAGGAAGTCCTGGAGAGCCTTCTGGATTGACTTCTGACAAGATTTTGAGGTCTTGGAAGGATTTCTTGATGGTTTCTCTGTCGGCATCTCCATTCCAGGGGTGTCTGGTTGTTGGGTAGCGTCTGAGGACTTCTTCTTCGACCTCTTTGGATATTTCTTGATGGTCGGATGCTTTGAATCGGCCTGCTTGGAAGGAGAAGGATTTCTTTTCGGCTGCGGGGCCTTTTCGGGGATTGTCGTATTCAAGGACTCCGGGCAGGATCTGTCCGATTTCTTTGATGTCTTCTGGGGGAGCGGTTGACCTGGAGAAGGCGAAGGTGGGGAATCTCCCAGCTCCGTCTTCCTCTTCTCTGCTGCCAGTGCCTTTCTCGCTTTGCGCGATAAAGTTGGTAGCGAAGAATCTGAGAGCTTCTGCTCTTTCTGGGATAAGGTTGTTGTAGGGAGTTCTCCTTTGCTCCGAATCCCGTTTCCCTGATCGGGTGTCGGTTGTTCTGGAGTTTCGTAACCAGTCATGCTTCTGTCGTTCCCGCGAGAGAACTCAGAGCCTGAGTGGCGTTTGAACTGCCCAGGACTCATCTCAGAGTACTCCTGGTCATGGTACTCACCTCTCTTAGAGTAGCGTACCTTAATGTGCCGGTCGTGGTCTTCATAGTCCTCTTCATACCTTGATTGTTTTCGGTTTGAAGAGTGCTTATCTTGCCAATCTTCAATCCACTCGTCGTGGATTTGAAAATTCTTGCCTCTACCCCGAGGGGTTTCAGCACCGGTGATATCGTCCAGAATAGCGAGGATCATCTCAAAGCTAACAGCTCTGTTGGTCCCAGTCGCTTTATCGTGGCGATGGTGTATTCCAGCAGGATGGCCCATGATGTTTATAGGGCTGCCGGATGCTCCGCCCACTGTAGAACAGCGATGCGTGAACTCACAACCGTCGGTGATTGCGGGTCCAATGGCTTTCTGCCAACGTAGATTAGTTGGACAGAAGGTGAAGACCATAGATGAGGTAGCCCCTTCGGGATGACTCTTGGCACATTCGAGTTTCTTGACTCCAAATTGTGCCCATACGGCCTTGTTCACTTTGCATAGATGGAAGTCAGACGTCAAGGAGCTCAAAACATGAGTCGACTTGACGGGTAGTGTCATAGGCTGACCGTTGACATTTCCATGGAGAAAGAAATTATCTTCTCCTGCAGTGCAATGGTATGCGGTACAAAGATAGTCCCGCCCCTTACCAAAATCACACCAAAAGGCGACAGCTTGAGGACCGTCTATGGTGCTTGAAATCCGAACACAGCCCTTAGGTGCTTCTTCCATGAATTTCATGGTAGAGCCAGCACAGGGCATCTCAGATTCTGGGATCTTAATGTTAGCATGTTCCATGGGATAGTAGTAAACTCCGTTAGAAGTCTTAGCCATCCACATCGGGGTGTTAATCCCTTTGTACGTACGGAGAACCGCAGTCATGGTTGAATATTCAGGCACGGCGTCATCAGCTACAAGCTGGCGTCTGTGCCAAAAGAACATATATGCTAACCACACCTTGTGAAGGGCGCAGGTAAGGCAGAAAATCACCACAAAGATCTTTGTATGAGGGAGCAAGATCAACCAAGAAAGGGAGTTCAAAAGAGCTATCATATAATAGGCGATTGCGCTTGCGATAACTTGAGTACCGTTAGCAATTTCGTCTACAAGAACTTCTGTTGCGTCGTTAGCGTATGTTGAGTTGCTAGCGTCCGTGATCGGAAGCATCAGAGTGGTGAAACCCATAAGGGCACGTATGGAAACGACCCAGTGGGTTTTGCTTGAATTGCGTCTGTAACAGATGGTTGGTGATGAAAC